CGAGGCATTGCTATTGGGCCGAACAGTGAGTCGCGAGGTGATGCCAGTGTCTCACTCGGTTACAGCGCAGACGCCAGGACTAATGGAAGTATTGCTATTGGTAATGCACAGGCCGGCCAGACAGACGGCTCTGCTACTAACTCAGATGCCGTATCTATCGGGACTCTTTCTACTGCGTATGAGTATCGAGGTGTTGCGATTGGCTATGATTCGCAGTCAGGCACTACCAGCGGCACAGCCTTCCCTGACAGTGTTGCTGTTGGGTCGTATACTATCGCACTCGGGCAGGAAACCACCTGTATAGGTCATGCTGCAATTTCCAGTGCTGACTTTGCTGTTGCAGTGGGAGCAGACGCAGAAGCTGACGGTAACTATAGTATTGCTCTTGGAAACAACTGCGAAACACGAGATAACTATGGAATAGCCATTGGCTATCTTGCACGGACTGGTACTGCTCTAGAAGGCACAGCAAACCAGTTTTCTATCGCACTCGGCGCAAACAACTTTGCTTATCACCAGAATAGTATTGTTATAGGTGAAGGTAACACAGTTGGCACCGCTAGTGGCTCCGCTGCTCAATTCAGCTGGGCGATTGGTGAGGGCAATAGCTGTACTGCCTATGAAGAAGTTGTGATGATGGGGCGCGGAATTACAGCCCTGCGTGACAGTGAGTGGGTTTACGGGATTGACGCTGCCGGAACAAATGACTACCGCCGTGGACATTGCGGCTGGGCAATCTCAACCGGAGACGATACACCAACCAGGTTGAAGTTAAACTTGCTCGGGCTTGACTACTTTGACATGCCCACGACTTCGACTCTCGCGTTTGATATTCTCGTGACTGCGGCCAGTAGCACAGCTAGTAAGTCAGCTGCGTATCACATTGTAGGTGCGATCTATCGAGATAGTGGTGATGCAATTCTACTAGGCACCCCGACTGTAACTGTGCTTGGAGAAAACGATGCTGCCTTTGACTGTATTGTAGCAGCAGATACAACTAATGATGGCTTGTACATTGAAGTAACTGGCGTAGCAGCCACAACCGTGAAATGGACTGCTCACATGCAGTTCGCAGAATCTGACGTATAAGGAAACCTACCCGATGACCCCTGAGCAAGAACTAAAAACAATAGAAAATGCGCTTATCTTTTTGAAGCGTACTAACCTGTCTGGCGAAGAGGTACTTGCCTTTAACGAGGTAATGACATACTTTCTCACCAAGCAACAAGGGCTGGCTGCTCCAGTGGAGAAAATAACTCCAGTAGAAGAGTAACTGAGGCTAGAGCATGTTGATTTCAGGCGGAGCAATTTCTGACTTCCCCATCTCGGGGCAACCGGAAGTTGTTGTTGGTGGCTCGACAGACCTGGTTATTCAGGAAGCTACTCACGCCCATACAGCCGACAACTTAACCCTCTTTCTTGGGTGGACTTTGGAGATTGCAGAAGCCCTTCATGCTCACACAGCCGACAGTGTTGACCCCTGGATATTAGATACGTTCTTGGTGGTTGCTGACGCTACGCATGGGCACACAGCCGATAGTCCTGTGCTGATTACTGATAGCCATTTGATTGTTGCAGAGGCACTCCACGCTCATACGGCAGATAATCTGGACTTGGAGATAAGTGTTCCGCTGGTTATAGCTGACGGATTACATGGACACACTGTAGATAATCTTGACTTGTCCACAGAAATCCTCATCACGATTGCAGACGCGTTACATGCTCACACAGCTGAAACGTTTGATCTGACTTCAAACCACGATCTGTTGATTGATGAAGCATTACACGGACACACCGCTGACAATGTTACGCTGAATCTTGGTTTGTTGCTTGTGGTTGCAGATAGTACACACGCGCATACAGCAGATAATATTGACTTCACGCTCGATACATTCCTGACTGTTGCCAGTGCGCTTCACAGCCACTTGGCAGATAATCTTGATCTGTCCTATAACCTTGATCTGACGATAGCTAGTGCGGTTCATGGGCATTCGGCTGAGAATCTTGATCTGGGTATCGGACTGTCTCTGACTGTGGCAGATACTCTACACGGACATACTGCTGAGAATATTGATCTCGGTCCGGTTGTGAGACTGGAAATTCAGAAGGCCCTCCATAGCCACCTGGCAGACAGCCTGACATTAACAGGTACCACACATACAGACCTGGCTATCCAGGGCACACTCCACGCACATTCCGCAGACAACGTGACTTTGACTATTGCGTATCTGGGAGAGATTCTGGAACCATCAATCTTCTCCGGTACAATTGAACAGGTCATTGCTCAAGCCACCATTGCGCGTGGTATTGCTTCCTTTGGCAAGCGTGAGATTGTTGGGCTGGAAAGCAAGCAAACAGTCTCCGGGAAAGGCGACAAGGACATAGACTAATGAAAGAGACAATTTACTTAGGCCGAGACAATGAGAACTCTATCTTCCTGTTGGAAGAAGGAAGTCCGCTTGATAGCCTGGTTGGAATTACAAAAGTCTACCTGATTGTAGATGATATTACGATTGACTCGTCGGGGAATGGGAGCGCCTATATTGATTTGTCAGGTGTAGAGAACTGGCGGCCAGGCGACCCAAAGCCAGTTATCAAGTTTACGCTCGGTAACTCCAGCCTGCTGACTGAGGGAATCTACAGAGGTTGCCGAATTATTACATTTGACACCAGCAACCCTAACGGGTTAGAATGGACTCGTGATCTTGTGATTGAGGTAAAAGCTTAATGCCCAAGGTTGATGAGATACCGGGCTTGAATCTGGCAGATGAACCTTACGAGGTAGGCCTGTCAGGTTTAACTGTGGCTAATAATATTGACCACCTGCGAGGTGGGAAAGCTGTTCGACGCCCAGGGCGGGTTCAGGTTTATTCTGGTACGCCGATTGCCGCAGCAGGCAACTCAGATTACTTTCTATTCACAGAGGGAGGTTCATTGAAGCAATTGGAGCTAGATTACACTGCTACAGTTTTAGTGAACAACCTGGATGACCAAGAGCGCCTTCATGCGTGCCGGACTCCTGATGGGAAGATTTTCTGGAGCACTCAGCGTGAGCATGGGATGCTAGTACAAGGGCTGAACTGGGACTGGAATATTCCCCGGCCTTTGACTCCTGCTGCAGCTGCTACCTTTGGACTGCTACGAGAGGCTCGGTACCTTTATGCCTTGTCTTTCCTGCGTGATGGTATTGAAGGTCCGTTGTCACATACGGCTGTATATGAAGGAGAGGGTGGAATTGACTTTACACTTCTCGACGACATCTCCGACTTAACTGAGGTGGATCAAGTCCGACTGTATCTCTCCACACCACACGGTACGGAAATGTATCAGGCTGGAGACTTCAACATAGGTACTGAACCCTCGTATGTGGGTGATGCAACAGAGCTGGGAATTCCAGCTGACCTTGACGATTTTATCCCTATGCCAGTAGGAGGGCCGATTCGGCACTTCGCTGGGCGGTTGTGGATTGCACTCGGTTCATCTCTGGTCTTCTCGGAAGAATACCATGTGATGCCAAGACCAACGAACTTTCTTGGCTTTGGTGAACGAGTAGAAGACTTTGGGGCTGTGTCAGATGGGTTGTTTGTGGGGACTGAATCCCGCATATACTTCCTGCCTGGTACTAACCCTAAAGAAATGCTTGCTGATGAAAAGGCAAGCTATGGAATGATTCCAGGCACTCTCACTACGGTCGATGGTCGGCTGTTGGGAGAAGGTGTCGATGGGCTTGTGCTCATGTGGGCTAGCCCTCGCGGAATCTGTGCGGGGCTACCCGGCGGGACGATGGTTAATTTGTCCGAGCGCAGGGTCAATTCCCTTACGGGAGAAAAGGGTACGTCGATGTTCAGGCAATTTGGCGGCCAAAATCACTTTATAACTGTACTACAAAGTTGAGGAGATAAATTATGGCTTTCAGGAGATCGACGGGCCTACGTAACAAAATGCTTGGCATTGAAACACAGATGCTTACTAACGGAACTTTTGATTCGGACACTACCAGTTGGACGGCAGTTGATGCAACACTCGCATCTGTCGCCAGCGGCTTTTCTTCCAATTGTTTGGAGATTAGCGAGACTGGCAGTGCTAATCCAGGTCAAGCTTACCAGGATATTACCACTGTAGTAGGTCGAGCGTACATGCTTGAGTTCTACTTCAAGAAAGGGACAGCTGATTTCGGTCGTCTCTTGCTGGGTACTACTGGTGATATTGACGCAATCAGCGCAGGTGTACCGCTGAATGATGCAGACTGGACCTTGTATCGAGTTCCATACATCGCAATCGCGACTACCACGCGTGTTACCCTGCAATCGGATGATGCGACTGCCGCAGACACTTCTCTGTTCGACGAAGTTCGGAACCATGAGTTCCAGAATGGCTTCCGCGGAATCATGAAGGGCTGCAAGTGCGCAGTCTACACCGGCTCTCAGCCTGCTTCGGCAGATGTTGCAGCCAGCGGTACTCTGCTCTACACCATCAGTGAAAGTGCAGGTGCGAATGGTCTGACTTTTGATGTGTCAGCCAATGGCATTGTGACTAAAGCTGACGCAGAAACCTGGCAGGGTGTGGCAGGCAACGCAGGTACCGCTGGATGGTTCCGCTTCTATGAGGATAGTGATGATCCTTCGACAGCGGATACTGTGGCAGCTCGGCTTGATGGTGCATGTGGAACTACTGGAGCACAGATGAATATGTCCAGTACCTCCATTGCCAACGGTTCAACTCAGAGCGTGACCGAGTTCGCGTACACTGAACAAGCCGGTTAAAAAGGTAACTTCTAATGCCTGACTCAACAGTCTCGTTAGTTGCCCCGTATCCTTCGCTGGCGATAACTACATCGTCGGATCAGGTTGTTGTCGAACTGACTGCACTTGAACCGACTCTTGAAGTTAGTACAGCAGTTGGAAACGTAGCAACTGTCGAACTTGAGATCGAGCCGAAGCCCATAGACCTGGTCGTTACTACGACTCAAGGTGGGCTTTCGACTGTCGAGCTTGAGGCCCCACAACCCTCGCTGGAGCTTTCCACCGGGGTAACTGTGGAGTTGGTTGGGGAGTCATCATTAGAGGTTACTGCAGTTTCGGGTGGGGTTGCTTCTGTTAGTCTCACGGCACCACAGGCGACGTTGGGTATTGATAGCTGGGGGGATCAGGTTGCTTCTGTTTCCTTACAGCCGAGTCTCCCAACACTTGCTGTCTCTGCCGCATCGGGCAACGTCGCCAATGTTGAGCTTGAGGCAACCCCGCCCACCTTATTTGTTTATGCTGGGGCTATTGGTGAAAGCCAGGTAGCCTTAGTAGCGCCGCTTCCAGCCCTAGAGATTACCCAGGCTCTAGGTGTTGTCAGCACAATTACTCTCATTGCACCACTACCTGACTTGGTAGTTGAGACTGACCTTGATGCAGTATTAACTGGCATCTTTGCAGCCTGGTGTATGAATGTCGAGAGCACGAAAGTTTCGGCATACACTCAATTCCCCTTCAACGCTCTTGTACGGCGGGGAGGGCAACACTTCGGCGTGGCTGCAGACGGGATATACCTGTTGGATGGAGCCGACGATGCTGGAGCAGACATTAATGCTGAGTTAAAGTTTGGCTATGACGACTTTGGCTCTGATCAATTCAAGCGTGTTCCCCATGTGTATGTGGGCTGTAAGTCAGCAGGGGACCTTTCGTTCACCCTGAGTGTAGACGGTAAGCCAGAGCACGCAACAGCCTTCTCTCCAGAGGAGGAAGGAATACACAATACTCGCGTCAAACCAGGACGTGGACATAGAGGCAGGTACTGGCAACCTGGGCTCCTAAATGTTGGAGGAGTAGACTTTGAAATCGCCTCCCTCAGTCTTATTGAAGAAGTATTAAATAGGCGGGTAAGCTAATGGCTGTCACCACTATAATCAACAACTCGAATGCGAGGGCTGACGCTGCTATAGTGGATGCTCAGTCGTACCTGGATGAACTGGGAGAGATTGCAACTGAGGATCAACTCAACCTGTATGGCAACTGGGCACTGGCCCCTTGGCTGTTTGAGTTGTATGACAACATTGCGATTGACGAGCCAGTTCATGTTTCCCATGCTGCGCCTCTGCTGGAAGACTTGACAGATATTAATATCCCGGTTGTCCCAGTTGTTGCTTCCCCTGTATTGCCTGCCTTGTGGACAGATGATCCAATCCCAGCATTTACTGAAGTATCTCCTGAGCTGGACATACCGAACAAGCCAGACCTTCCGATACCAACCTCCCCGCCTATCTATCAGGTGCAGGATGTTGCGGTACTCGACTGGTTAGAAACTACTTTCCCAGACCAGCCCAGCTTGGACGAAAGTCCTTTACCGGCTCCAGATGAATTAAATGTGATGGCGGTCGATATGACACTGCCAGTTCATGCGTTGACTTCTCCTGAGAATACCTTCTCTTTTGTAGAGGCAGAGTATTCGTCTGATCTGTTGGACTCCTTAGATGATCTCTTAAAGAGTGACATTCTGAATGGAGGCTACGGTATTGAGCCGCTCGACGAACAGTTGCTGTTTGAGCGAGCAAGGGATCGAGAAATCAAGCAGGCGAACGTGAATGTCAAACAGGTTCGTGAGCGGATTGCTGCTCGCAAGTTTCCTGTTCCGCCTGGGTTCCTTTACGAAGCCGAGCAACAGGAAGTCCAGCGTGGTGCTGCGGCACTCAGTGAGTTGAACCGTGAGATTCTTCTCCAACGCTCTGAGCGCTATGTACAGGCTCGACAGTTTGCAATACAGCAGGGGTTGAATCTGGAACAGGCCCTGTTGAACTATACGTCCTCCAAAGAGGATCGGGCACTGCGGGCAGCTGAGGCTACTGCGGACTTTGCTATCAAGTTCCATAATGCAGCGGTAGCTTTGTTTCAACTGGACATCGAACTGCGCAGACTTTATCGTGACCTTCATGCTGAGCACCTACAAACTGTGCTGGCCAAGGTTGAAGAATATCGGATGCAACTCCAGCACATTGAGGCTGAGGATCGCAGGAATGTAACCCGCGTGAACCTGTATCAGCAGTTGCTGGGCGCAGTCAAACTGTACTACGATGCACAAATTGCTCGAGACGAACGGACGAAGGTTGAGCTTCAGATTGAGACTATGAAGCTGGAACAGTCCAAACTCGATGTCGATCTCTACCTGGCTCAGATTCGCGCTCGTCGGGAAACCTTCGATGCGTATGCCACTGAGATTCAAGGGGAGAGTCTGAAACTGGATCTGTTCAGTAGCCAGATTGCTTCCCACCAAACACAGGTCGATACAGTTATTAAGACCTCGCAGTTGAAGCAGGAGCAGTTTGAGGCCCAGCTGAAGAATCTAGTGGAGCAACGGCAGTATTTGAATCTGCAACTCCAGCGGACTGAGACTGAGTTACGGTCTGTGATTGCAAGGTCTGATGTATTCGCCAAGCAGAATGATATTGATGTCAATGTTTGGCGGTTCGGCTTGGATGCACAACAGTTCAATTCCAAGATCGACTTTGACCATGATGTGGAGTCTGTCAACAAATACCTGGCCGCAACCAAGATCAACATTGACAACATGGCTACCTCGATGGGAGTCATCAATAACTATAATGAGCTGAAAGCTAGTGCGGCTAAGTCTGCGATTGGTCTGTATGAGAACCAGATTGCAGGTGCCGAGGGCGCATTGAGTGCCGTGGCTAGTTTGGCTGAGGCTTCAGCATGACAGATAAGGTACTCTTTCAAAAGGTAAGCCAGATTCTGAATCTGGTTCGCCGGTTGGGGGCTGAGGCTGAAAAAGCTGTACCGTCTGTGGATTTCATAGTCGATCGTTTTGACCGGACTGGAATAAAAGGCCTCGGCCAATACTGGGAGAACCGTGGTGCATTCTCAGTGATTGAGAATGTTGGCGCTGTGGCTATGGCCGGAGGTTTCGGATCAAGTGTCGAGGCTACTATATCGGGAGATATACGCACTAGCTACGTCAAGTTGCTTGATGACTATTATCATGCGATAACTGCCTCGGGGGTAACTGCACCACTACTGAGTGGCGGACAGCTAGCCAGATATGCAGCCAGATTGACTTCGGATAACTTTACTATCTCTGCAGATTTTACTATTACTGCGGCTGCGTTCAAGGAAGTAATTACTACTACTGCATGGTATGCTTCTGCTATACAGGCGTTTGGGGTTGCATCCTCGTTTGATACGGACGAGTTAGGTGGACTTGTTTTCAGTACTATTGCGAACCATGTGTATCTGGTTGGGTCTGACGATGTTATAGACCTTACCGGGCTGCGTTCTTTTGTAGCAAGCTCGAATGGAGCAAACATTGCACTGAACACCACTGAAGAATATCAACGAGACTATAACTGGCAAGCAGCCAATAGTTCTACTCGTAGGCTTGTTGTAGGAACAAACAACCTGAGACTCGTGATTTCAGGTGATGTGGCTAGAGCATACCTGAACGATACACTGCTTTTCGTAGACAGTACTGGCGCGTTTACCAAGGGACGTATGATTGGTATGATCTCCCTTGCTGCAGTTGGACTTCTTGCAGGAAGTATTGGTATAACGCCACCTGCTGTTACTAGCTTCAAGGCGTGGACAGAAGATACTCCAGAGCCAAGTGGAGATGAGTCTGGCCACGGAACCTACGAATCCGGTGCTATAAATTTCATAGACGGATACCATGACGAAGATGGAGCGTATAACCCGCTCGCATTTGAAGAGGAGAGTTAAGATGGCAGATCCAATTCCTTACCAAGCCCCGAGAACTGG